AGCCAGGCTGAACAAGCCGTGTATCTCTGTGAACAGTTCATCATGGCTAAAACAAAAATGGTCACAGCAGTCATCAACGATCATTTCAAATCAATTAAATTCAGACTTTTTGAAAAACAAATCAATGGTGGTATCAAAGAGTGCTGTGATGCAATGATCCCAAGCCCAGATGGCGCAATGGTCCCATATCAGTTTGCTAATAGTGCTGGGAAACTTAATGCAGGATTAGAAATCATCGAAACGCTGTCTAAGCATTATAACCTTAATCTTCCTGTATTTATTGATAATGCAGAGGGTGTTACAAAATTAAATCATATCGATAATCAGATCATTAGATTGGTCGTTTCAGAACAAGATAAACAATTAAGAATCGAATTAGATTAAAAAAGGAGAAGAGAAAAATGAACGAACAAGAAAACGTATTACCTGAAGGTAAAAAAATGCAACAACCTAGTGTAGTATTTACCAAAGCTGTTATTAGTGCATTCAAGATTGGAGATATGGTAATCCAGCCAACGAGCAAACAATTGGATTTAGTGCAGGGCTATTTTATCGCAATCGACAAAGCATTAGTTGCTGCGGAAGAAAAGAGACAGAAACAAAACCCTGAAGATAAATGGTATAACGATCTTCCATATGTATGGGCAAACGTCAACTTAAGACAGTTGGCTTTAGATGTTATGCATTATTCAAAAATGGGTTTGGATATCACGCAAAAAAACATGATTCATGTCATTCCATTTAAAAATAATCGTACTCAAAAATACGATATCAATCTGATGGAAGGCTACAACGGGATTAAATACAAGGCAATGAAATATGGAATGGATGTGCCTTCAAACGTGGTTATTGAACTGGTGCATGAAAATGATGAGTTTGGCATCATCAAAAAGGATAGTCAGCATGAATTTGAAGGCTATACTTTTCAAGTTAAAAACTCTTTTAATCGTGGGAAAATCATTGGCGGATTTGGCTATTACGAATATGATGACAAGCACAAAAACAAGGTAGTTATCATGTCTTACGATGACATCTTAAAAAGAAAGCCAGCGAAAGCAGCCGGCGAATTTTGGGGCAATGAATCAAAAGCTGGGTGGCATGAAGAAATGTGCCTAAAGACACTTAAAAGATTCGTTTACTCTGAAGCCAATATCCCATTGGATCCAAATAAAATTGATGAAGATTATCAATATGCGAAAGCTAGAGAGATGCAGCAAGCACAATCTGAATTGAATGCAGAGAAAACAGCAAATGCAAACAAAGACTTTATCGATGTAGAAGTCACAGAAAAGAAAGAACCTGAACAAATCGCGGCTCAATCCGAAACGCTCCAACAAGCCCCTAAATTTGACGAAAAAACAGGAGAGGTATTAAAACCTGTAAATTTCTCAAAAACGTCTTAGGAGCAAGAAAACAGCGCTGTTTTGCCACAGAGTGATGGTTACGGATGGTAATTAAGGTGATTGCAAGTGGCAGCAAAGGGAATGCTTATCTTATTTCAGATGGGCGTTCCCAGCTGCTTCTTGAGTGTGGTATCCCATTTAAAAAGCTGCAAGAGAGACTTGATTTTAAAATTCATTCTGTCAACGCTTGTCTGATCAGCCATGAGCATGGAGACCATGCAAGGTGCCATCGAGAATTAATCCGCCGAGGTGTTCCTGTTTATGCTTCACATGGCACATTAGAAGCTTTAAATATCGCCCTTTTAGGATGGCCGATGGAGCCGTTAGAAACATTCAGTATTGGCAGCTTCGTAATTCAAGGATTCCTGGTTGAGCATGATGCAGCTGAACCGTTTGGATATTATATTCGTTCAGTGAAAACAAATGAAAGATTGATCTTTGTGACAGATACAAAGTATGTAAGATATCGCTTTGATACGCCAGAGTTGGCACCTGATTATATCATGTGTGAGTGCAATTATGATGAAGATGTTTTGATCAGCAATGTTGCAGATCAGAAGCTCCATGAAAGTTTAGGTAAACGAGTGATCAGCAGTCATATGAGCTTAGAAACGTGTGCTGAATTTATCAATGCAAATAAATCAGAACGGCTCAAGGCCGTGTATTTGCTGCATCTCTCAGATAATAATTCTGATGCAGAAAAAGCTAAAAATAAAGTGATGGCATTGACTGGTGTGCCTGTATATATTGCCGGTTAGAAAAGAGGTGAAAGGCAGTGGTTAAGCACAATGAAGGATATGTTCCTTTATATAGAAAAGTGAAAGATAAGCCCTGGTATAAGAACATACCTGCTCATGTCGTGTTTGATCACTGCCTTGTTTCTGCCAATTGGAAACAAGGAGAATTGTTTGATGGAACCCCTGTTGAAATAGGCAGTTTCATCACTTCATATAAAAAATTAGCTGATGAAACCGGGCTTTCTGTCGGTCAAGTTAGGCGCGGATTAGCGACACTCAAAACGGCACAGGTTGTGACACACGAAGCGACACACCAATATTCTAAAATTACGCTGATAAATTGGGGAAAATATAACCCAACAAGCAAAAGTGCGACAAAGCAAGCGACACAGGAACCGACACACGAAGCGGCAACAATAGAAGAATATAAAGAAACAAAAGAAAAAAGAAAGATGGAAGATATAAATAATATATGCTACCAACTCGGCTTTAATTATTTATCTGATGATCAATTTAGACAGGTCCAGGAAATCTGGCTGAAGAATTATAGTATTGGTGCTATAAGGGATTTCGTTCAAATTGCAAAACAACATAATGCCAAGAATTTATTTGCGTATGTTAACACGATGGTACATAGAACGCTTGAACCGGCACCAAGATATGATATTGATGAAAATAAAAAAGAACTGGTTGATTACAACTGGTGGGAGGAAGAGGAATGAGAGAAAAAGAACAGTTAACGGTATTAAGATTTGTTGCGGTAGCGTGCGCTGGATTTGCAATAAACGGCTTTTTATATAAAGGTGTATCTATACTTGAGGCTTTAATGATTTTGGTTATGCTGGTTGCTATTGCTATAAATATCAAGGAAGAAATCAGCGAAGATAGATCTTACGAAAATGAATTATGCGACCTTGTTAAAGAGATGACAGAAGAATTTGTGAATTTGATTGAGGGGATAAGAGACAATGAGGTGTGAAACGTTTATTCTGGCTATTGATCCAGGAAATATACAATCTGCTTATGTAATGCTGGATGAAGATTTAAAACCTTTGAGATTTGGAAAAGTCAAAAATGAGTAGCTTAAAGAAACACTATATGAGAGCTGCTATATGGTTAAAGGGCCAGATGGCCAGTTTGTCCCATCCATTCCGCATGTGGTTATTGAAATGATGGCTTGCTTTGGCATGAAGGTGGGCGCTGATGTACTAGACACCTGCGTATGGATCGGCAGATTCGATAACCTGATTGAAGAAAATAGTTTAAAGAAACCTACTTTCATCTACCGCAAGGATGAGAAAATAACATTATGTGGCTCTATGCGAGCAAAAGACGGTAACATCCGGCAAGCGTTGATTGATCGTTTTGCAACACATGACTTCAAGAATGGCAAGGGCACTAAGAAACACCCTGATTGGTTCTACGGTTTTAAAGCGGATATTTGGCAGGCGTATGCTGTTGCGGTGACGTACTACGATATGTATTTAGGTATAAGCAAATGACGGCACCTATTAAAGAAATCCCAGAACTATGTGCTGACCTTAGAAAAGAACTGACGGAGTTTTATGAAAACAAGGTTGTTTCTTTAGAGAAGGACTGTCAAAGGTATCGCAAGGCTGCACAAGATTTGGTAAAGAAGAATAGGAATTTAGAATCACTTAACGACAAGCTGCAGATCGAGAACAATAAGCTTGTCAATCGGGTTGAGTATTATAGAGACTTGTATATCAAGGAAAGGAATAAGGGAAAATGAAAAATAAAGAAAAGTATTTTGATGAAATTCTGCAAGCAATTACAGAAAACGAAGATTCCGTATGCAAGTTTGTTATACGTCATATTATTGATAGGAAAGACTGCATGGGCATGCTGAGTTGCTCAGATTGTATGGGGCATTTCAAAGAGTGGCTGGAAGAGGAGTATGTGGAACCACCTAAAACGGTTTGGGAGTTGAAGCCCTTGGATGAATGTTACTACATCAATGAAGTGGGATATGTTCTTAAAGAAAAATGGGGAACTCTTGTCAGCAATCAGCGGTGTCGCAGTCAAGGCAATGTCTTTTTAACAGAAGATGAAGCCCGACACGAAAAACGGCGCAGAGAAGTCTATGCCATCGTTAAGAAGTATGCTTATGAATTTTCAGATGAGGAATGGAGAGACTGTAAGATTTTAAAAATGTGGCCTGCATTTGCTCATTCAAATGGTGTTATTGCTATGACCGCTAACTATGGATATCAAACAAATACATTATATTTCAAATCAGAAGGCGATATTGACAAAGCTATTAAGGAAGTTGGCGAAGAAGATTTTATTCGTTACTATCTGGGAGTTAAGGATTACAATGGATGAAGTTGATTTCTACCTAATGGACTTAGAATCAAAGTTCAAAAAAATCAATCCGAGTGAATATTATCTTTCCTATTCCGGCGGTAAAGACAGCCATTTCTTATTGTGGTTTATTAAAGAGTATCTCCGGGATAATCAGATCCAGATTGTAAGTGTAAATACATATATGGAGCACCCGGAAATATTCGCCAGAATGAGGAAACATGCTGACGTTATCCTTCTGCCAAAGATGAAGCCATTTGAAGTTAAAGAAAAATATGGTAGTCCTTGTTTTAGTAAAGCGCAGGACACAGCTATCTATGCATATCAAAATGGGAATAGAGCGAATTGGGTTATGAAACAAATAAATCAGGAATATTCAGCAGGGTTCAATTTAAACAATCGAGCTAGAAAGTTATTGCTAGAAAATAAATTGCACAGAATATCGCCGCTTTGTTGTCAATATCTAAAAAAAGAGCCGTTCAAGGAATATGACCATAAAACTGGGAAAAAGCCGATTATGGGTATAAGGGGGGGTGAAAGCAGCAGGCGTGCATTGGTGTATAAAGGGTGCTTTACAAAAGGCGGAAAATTCACACCTTTGCATGATCTGTCGGATGAACTGCTAGAAAAGATTTATAAAAAATATAACATCGAGGTTCCTGAAATATACCAACAAATTAGCAGAACTGGATGCGCCGGTTGTCCATATGGTAGTTGGAAAGGCGAAACAAAAAAAGAACTTGATTTATTGCCTGACAACAAAAGAAAATTTGTGGTTGAACTTTTCAGGGAAAGTTACGATGTATTAGGCATTGATTATAGTTTCAGGCAAACAACGATAGATGATTTTTAGAGAGGTGATAAAATGATTTGTTTGACACTTACAAAAAGAGAGCAGGACCTACTTAAATCTGGACTTCAAGAACTAGATAAAAGAGGCGGTTATGGGACAGCTCCAAACGATTTAAGAATTAAACTTGAACAGGAATCCAAGGATGAGCAAACGTCGCTCAGAGAACAAATTTTGAAGCTAGAGAAGGCGCTGAATAAGGCGTGTGATAAATTGTCTACAGTTATAGAGATTGAGGGCTGTAATCAATTTTGTGAAGATGCATTTGATCGTTGTTGTGATGAACATAATTGCTCAATAAGTAGATGGTGGAAGGAATGGTGTATGGAAGGAGATGTTGCCGAATGAGTGAAGATGAAGAAACTTACGTATTAACAGAGCAGTCTTGCATGCAGATCGCTTTGCATGATTTTGGAATTGAGGTAAATATCCATGTAGCTAAAGCCATTAAGGATAGATTTTTAGAGCTGATGGTACTGCATGGTCACGTTAAAAAGGAGAATAAAGAAAATGAATAAATATCAAGAAGCTTTAAAAGATTTACTCATGTGGTCCACGAACGGATACACTGCTTTGGAAATTGGCAGCGAAGAGCATAGCTATCTTAAAACAACGATGCAAGAATTGGTTAACAGAGCAACACAAAAGGAACCCATTTCAAAAGCCGTGAAGGGTTGTGATGAGGAAGTTGCTAGCCACCTTGTTTGCCCAAACTGTGGCCAACCGATTGTTAATGTATGGCGGATAGGGGATTATAAGCCTAATTACTGTCACTACTGCGGACAGGCTTTAGATTGGAGTGATGAAGAATGACAGCACAAGAGATGTTTGAAGAATTAGGATGGAAGATAACGTGTAAAAGTCAATGCACGATTATCTACGAAAAAGGATTTAGAACTATAAGCTTTTTTCAACTTGGTAATGGTGAAAAAATAGCTAATTCAAGTGGACACATTGAAATGAAACTTTTAAAAGCTATAAACAAACAATGCCAGGAATTGAGGTGGATGTGATGAGTTTTACTAAAGAAGAATTATTGCGTAATTTGAATAAAACAAAAGAGGAAGGTAAAACATACTTTACCTTTCAAACAAATGTATATCTGATGGTTTGTGATGTTATTGATTATCTCGAAAATTCTAACCTTGCTAAGGAAAACGAACGTTTGCAAAGCCAGCTGTTGGAATATCAGAGAGTTTGCAGTCAGAAACAGGAAATAATCGAGGAATTACAAGCGAATCCACCTTTAAAATTTGAAGAACTCAAGGAAGGCATGTGGATTTGGGATAACAAATGGAAAGAATTCAGGTGCATACGCCATGTAAGCATTAAATATAGAAGGTTAGGATTTGCATTGTATCACACAGATTGGATTAATTTTGAAAAAAACCGTTTCTACAGAAGGGAAGTAAAACAGAATGGCTGATTTTATTAGCAAAGATAAGGTGTTTGAAATCTTAAATGGATTAGGCGGTTGCGATGCTTTTGACGAGTATTCAACAGGTTGGGATGAAGCTATCGAAGCTGTTGGCGAAACAATTGAAGCTGCTTATAACGTTGGAAATTTGCCGGTAGTGGAACCTTTTACCAAAGCAGAATTATGTATTATTTCTCTTGGGTTAGGAACGCTAGCGGCTTCTACTGGGCTAAAAAACATCAATTTTAGTTCGATTATGAAAAAAATCAGCAGAATGGCGGGTTCCAAAAATGATTAAAGCGCCTAAGCCAATGCCTCTTCCAAAGGCAGAAGATATGGCGAAATGTACGGCGGTCGTGCCGGAGAGCAAATAGAAAGGGGAAATCAGGGATGGATTATAAACAAACGGTTGAATGGTTGAAATCTTATAGAGATATGTATTACAAGGTTCAGTACATAGACAATAAGATGCAAGGCATCAAAGCTATCAGTTATTCAGATGAAGCTGTCGGTGGCACACGCAAAACGATTGATGACTATCTGGCTGAAAAAGAAGAACTGGAAGCTAAGATGAAGAAAATAGAAGACGCCATTCACTCCATCCCTGATTTGAAACAAAGAACTGTGCTAGAATATAAGTATTTAGAGTTTATGAGTTTTGGAAAAATATCTAAATTTATGAATTATAGTTTTTCACAAATCACTCGTTATCATAAATCAGGAATTAAAAAAATATTAAAAAGATGAATAGTAATGAGTAGTAATGATATAGAATGAATATTTTAAATGTGGTATTATGATATCATCAGGAATTAAGCTAAAGCACGCAGGGCCGCTCGTTATCTGAGGTACGGTAGAAAACGTGCTTTTTGTTTTGTCAAAAGAAAGGAGTGCTGCATATATGATGACAGAGAAGCAAAAGAAATTTGCGGATGAGTATCTTATTGATTTGAATGCTACCAGAGCGTATAAAGCAGCATATCCAAATGTAAAGAAGGATGAGGCGGCTTCAGTAAATGGAAGTAAATTGCTAAGAAATACTAAGGTTAAAACGTATATTGATGAGCAATTAGCTGCGTTGCACGACAAACGAATTGCTAAAGCAGAAGACGTGATGATTTACCTTTCTGATGTAATGAAGGGAAAATCAAAGTCATCTGTTTTGGCTATGTGCGGTGATGGCTGTCAGGAAGTTATTGAGAAGCCGCCGGATGAGCGCGAACGTTTAAAAGCGGCTGAGCTTTTAGGGAGGCGTTATGGTATGTTTACCGAAAAAGTGGAACTTAACCAAACAGGAAAGGTTGTCATCGTAGATGATATCCCAGACGATAGTTAGCTTAAAGTCCTTGATTGCACCGCCTTTTTATAAAGTCCATAATGATATAAAAAAAGATTTGCATACTCATTATTGGCTGAAGGGTGGACGTGGCTCAACAAAATCGTCATTTATCAGCATAGAAATTGTTAAAGGTATCATGGAAGATGGACAAAATGGCATCATGTCAAACGCTGTCATTTTCAGGCGCGTTAAAGACACTTTGGCTGAATCGGTCAGAGACCAAATCAAATGGGCCATAGATATGTTGGGAGCAAGTGAAGACTGGCATGTACCAGAATCAAAACTAACTATCACGTACAAACCGACTGGCCAGGTTATTCGCTTCAAAGGTGCAGATAATCCAAAGAAAGCGAAATCAACAAAGGTCCCTAAAGGTTGGATTAAGTATATCTGGTATGAGGAAGTTGATGAATTTGAGTCCTATGCAAAGATAAGAAATATCAATCAATCTCTGATGCGTGGCGGTCCTGACTTCGTGGTTTTTTATTCTTATAACCCGCCAGACAGTCAAAGGAATTGGGTTAACCAGCATGTACTTGAGCCCAGGAAAGATACGTTTGTTCATCATAGCACTTATTTAGATGTTCCCAGGGAATGGCTCGGAGAGCAGTTTATCATTGAAGCAGAGCATCTTAAAGAGACCAATGAAAAGAAATATAATCACGAGTATCTCGGGGAAGTCATTGGAACAGGTGGTGAGGTGTTCATTAACCTTGACATCCGGGAAATCACAGATGAAGAAATTGCTATTTTCGATAGGTTAAAGAACGGATTAGACTTTGGCTATGCCGGTGATCCTTTGGCTTATTTAAAAATGAATTATGATAAGACGCGCAGCCGCCTTTTTATTTTTGGTGAGGTGTATGGAACAAGGATGAATAATAAAACAGCTGTTAAAAAAATCAAACGTCTCAATCCGTTGAATAAAAGGGTAACTGCAGACAGTGCAGAACCACGTACTATCAATGAATTTAAACTTCTTGGATTAAATGTATTCCCTGCTAAAAAAGGACCTGACAGCGTTGAAAATGGCATCAAATGGCTGCAAGATTTAGAGTCAATTGTCATTGATCCAATTCGTTGCCCAAATGCTGCAAGAGAATTCAACGAGTATGAAATTGAAAAAGATAAGGAAGGTAACCTGAAAGGCGAATTTCCAGATAAAAACAACCATACAATTGATGCTGCGCGTTATGGCTGTGAGAGCGACATTATTCGTTCGGTGGCTAGAGTTAAGAAAAAATCAACATATGGATTACCATAGAAATGAGGTGAGAGACAATGCACACTTTTACTTATTCTGCAGAGGCTTACGATGAAAATAACATTGACAAGAAAAAAATTTTGGTTTTGATTACTAAGCACCAGAAGGAGTCGGAAAGAATATTAAACAATCTTGATTATTATCTTGGAAAACAAGCAATCAATGAAAGGGCCAAGAAAGAAGGATTGGCCAATAACAAAATCATGGTAAATCACGCAAGAGATATTTCAGATACAGCTACAGGATATTTCCTGGCGAGTCCAATTACCTACGCAACATCAAATGAAGGCAAAAAAGACCTGGACAGATTAACAGACGCTTTTGATCAGGCAAATACTGATGATGTTGACCATGACAATGCGCTTGATATGTCTCGTTGTGGTGTGGCTTATGAGTATGTCTATGTTAAGGAAAACGAATCTATCCTGGCCTGTCGTAATCTTGAACCGATGAACACTTTTTTAGTGTATGATGATACGATTGAACAGAATCCTTTATTTGGCGTGTATTACTATTTGAGCAAAGATGACACTACAGATAAAGGAAAGTACATTGCTACTGTGTGTACTAAAAATTATATCTACAGGTTTGTCATTTTGAATGATGCAGCTGCTTCTCAGCTACCTAATGAAGCTCCAGAAGATCATTTTTTAGGTGATATTCCTATCATCGAATACAGAAACAATAAAGATTGCATTGGTGATTTCGAGCAGCAGAAATCACTAATCGACGCTTATAACACATTGATGAGCGATCGTATCAATGACAAAGAACAATTCCTTGAAGCTTTATTAGTTGTTTACGGTGCTGTCTTAGGAGATGATGAAAAAGAGACAAAGAAGGCAGCTAAAGAATTAAAAGATTCAGGTATTTTAGAATTACCTGATACAAATGCAAAGGCTGAATATATCACAAGACAGTTTGATGAAGCCGGGGTTGAAATCCTTAAAAAAGCACTTAAGGATGATATCTATACCATGTCCCATGTTCCGAATCTGACAGATGAGAACTTTGTTGGCAATAGTTCCGGTGTAGCGATGGAATATAAGCTGCTAGGCCTTGAAATGATTACAAGAACTAAAGAACGGTATTATACCAAAGGTTTGAAGCAAAGGATAAAGTTATTTTGTAATTATCTGAATATTAAGGCACTTTCCTTGAATCCTGCAGCAATCATGCCAAACTATTCCAGGGGATTACCTAAGAATATGCTCGAGCTTTCACAGATGATCGTTAATCTAAAAGGAACAGTTTCTGCGAAGACTTTGATATCTCAGTTGGATTTTGTTGAGGATCCAGATGGTGAAATTGAAAATGTAAAAAAAGAGAATGAAGAATCAGCAAAATTACAGCAATCAATCTTTGCCAATAACGAAAACGTTCCACCAAAAGAAAGTGAGGATGAAAATGACGAAGAAACAAAAGATTCTGTTGCCGATGATAAAGTTGCTAAACAGGATTCTTAGCGTTTTGATTAGGATACTATCATGAATAGTTATTGGGAAAAGCGGAAAGCGCAGCGTATGTATGAAGCTATGGAAGACGCTGAAAAAGCCGCTGCAGAAATTAGCAAAGCATATAGCAGCGCCTCTAGTTATTTAAATAGTCAAATAGAAGGGATTTTCGATAGATACAGAAGAAAGTATAAGCTAAGCGAAAAAGAAGCTAGAAGACTTTTAAATGAAGCTATGGATGGACCGACTTATGATGAAATGGTTAAAGCCCTTAAAAAAGGGGTATCTTCAAAAGAGAAAGAAGAGTTGTTAAAAGAACTGGAAGCGCCGGCTTATCGGTATCGAATCAATAGGTTTCAAAATCTGCAAAATCAGATTGATGATATGATGGTGAATGTTTATCAGCAGGAAAAGGATATTTCCACTAGTCACTATATAGCTACAATGTATGATGGGTATTATAAGTCTGTTTATGATATCCAGCACAACACTGGTCTAGGCTTTTCCTTTAGCAGCATTGATCCTGAACAAGTCAATAGAATTTTAAATTCTAAATGGAGCGGTGAAAACTATTCTGCAAGAATCTGGGGGAATACTCAAGAAGTGGTCAAAAAGCTCAAAGAAGAGATGCTGGTCGGGGTGATGACTGGAAAAACAGAAAGTGAGATGGCTAAGGAATTGGCTTATCGCTTTCAGGTTGGGGCATTTGAAGCCAGGAGACTGGTCAGAACCGAAAGTAATTTTGCATATACTCAAGCAGAAATGCTGTCATATGAAGAATGTGAATGCGATACATATGTGTTTCTTGCTACTCTTGATTTGATCACGTCTCAAATATGCCGTTCATTAGATATGAAACGTTTCAAACTCAAAGATCAACAGCCAGGTAAAAACTGCCCGCCTATGCATCCATTCTGCAGATCAACAACGATTGCCGGTTTAGATGATCAGGTGCTTGCTAAATTAGAGCGTAGAGCAAGAGATTCAGAAACTGGTAAGACATACACAGTTCCTGGCAATATGAGCTATAGCGAGTGGATGAAACAGCAGCAGGATAAACACGGAAAAGATACTGTCGATATACTTCAGAAGAAATTTCAAAATAGAAGTGCAGACAAAAAACAAATGCAAAGATATAAAGATGTGCTTGGCTCTAAATATGTCCCTGATTCACTGGATAAATTCCAAGATATGAAGTATAATGATGTTGAGAAATACAAAGATGTAAAAGGGTACTATTTATTTAAAAGAAACAATCCTGATTCAACATACAATGATTATTTGCTAAATGAAATTAAAATTTTTGCACCTGGTACTCCTGGCAGGCCAGAACGCATTAACGCTTATGCATTAAAAGATACAAAGGCAAAGGAAAATAATCAAAATCATTTGTTTGAAAGAATGCTAGAGAGAAATATTACTGCTGATGAGTTGCAAGAATATATCGATAATGCAAAAGTCATGTTTTCTCAATGGAGTGGCAAACGAAGACTTTATATTTCACCGCAAGGCGCAGCGATTGTTACTCAACGTGAAAATGATTGGATATTAAAAACAGGGTTCAAACATACAGATTATGGTGAAGATTATATGCACATATTGGAGGTATTAAAAAAATGGGAAGAATAGAAAAAATCAATTTTGAAGAAGATAGATATTGTCCTGTTTTTAATCGCGTTATTGATTGTGAGTATTGCTATGAAGCGTTGTTGGGAATATCTGGGGGAAGAAAAAGAGAAGCTGTAAGAGAGCTGGATAAATTATCCGATGAGGAAGTTAAGAAGGCATATTCTCTATGTAAGGAATGTAAATATAGTGAATTATAAAATGACAAGCCGGCAAATAGTCGGTTTTTATTTTGCAGAAAATTAGAAAGGAAGTAGAACAAATGAACGAAAAAGATTTCTTAACACTATGTAAAAAAGAAGTAGTTAAATATGCAAACGAACACTTAGACAAAACGGATCGTAAACAGATTACTGCTGATGATGCGTTCACAGTATGGTTATGTAAGACATTGCAAAATAGTAAAGCATTGTTATCCACAACATTGCCAGATGGTATGTATTATGAGCTTACCTATAACGGCGATAAAAAAGAACTCTATTTAGATGCATATAAGAAGTTTGAAAATAAATGCATTAAGGTTTAATCGCTATATCAAAAAAAAGAGAGGAGTGTCGGTTATGGGACAAGGCTTACGACCGTATTGGCATCAGCCAATTGTGGATCATGTTGAATATGATTACGATTATCGTAACGATTGTGAAACGGAAATAGTAACTTATATATGTATAATTCTAGGATGTCAATGGAAAAAGCGCGAGATAAGTAAATGCTATTATCCACCGCCAATAAAAAATAAGACTAAAGCATTAGAAAGGAATAAGAAGAAACACGGCAACCGAAAGTAGGTTGTTTTTATTTTGTCCAAAAACTTATGACATTAAAAGATGGGATAGTCTTACGGACTTTAAATGGAGGCAATAATGAATAAAATTTTATATTTTCCACTAAAATTACAGTTACAGTTATTTGCTGAAGGTGAAGGCACTCAGGATAATCCGGATACTGATGCTATTACCGACAATGGCGGTAACGATAAAAAAGATTCTTCTGAAACTAAAAAAACGTTTACTCAGGAAGAAATAGATAATATCGTAAAAGGCCGATTAGCAAAAGAACGTAAAAATTGGGAAAAGGAATTATCTGATAAACAGACTGAAGCTGAAAAATTAGCATCTATGACCGAAAAAGAAAAAAAAGCATATCAAGATAAGAAACGTGAGGATGATCTGAATAAGCGCGAAGCTGCTATTGTTAAAAGAGAATTGACGGCACAAGCTAAATCAACTTTGGCAGACAAAGGCCTTGCACCAGCACTCTCTGATTTTCTTGATTATACAGATGCCGATTCATGCAACAAATCAATTGATAAGCTTCAGGAGGTTTTTCAAGCCGCTGTTGAAAAAGCGGTGGATGAAAGATTAAAAGGCGGCAAGACACTTAAAAAAGTGCCTGACAATGAAACACAAGCTTTACAAGCAGAGATGTTAAGAAATATGAAAGGAATGTAACAAAATATGGCAATTAACACATTAGCAACAGCAACTTTATTTCAACAGACATTAGATTTAGTCGCACAGCAGGAAGCGTTAACTGGTTGGATGGAAGCAAACGCCGGCCAAGTAAAATATTCTGGCGGTGCAGAAGTTAAAATTCCAAAAATCGCTTTACAGGGCATGGCAGATTATGACAGAGACAGTGGCTATGTTCAGGGTTCTGTTACTTTAGAATATGAAACACGTACGATGACGCAGGACCGCGGACGTAAATTCCAGTTAGATGCGATGGATGTTGATGAGACAAACTTTGTAGCAACAGCTTCCACAGTGATGGGAGAATTCCAGAGGATGCATGTTGTTCCTGAAATTGATGCTTACCGTTTATCTAAATTGGCAAGTGACGTTATTACTAAGAATACTGCAAACATGATTGAATATGGATACACTCCAGCCGAGTCAACAGTTTTAAGAAAGATTAAAGCTGGTATCAAAAAAATTAGAGATGCAGGTTATAACGGTGACTTAGTTATCCATGCTACTACGGATGTTACGCTTGAATTAGAAATGCTTTTAGCGTCAAAAATGCAAACAGCAATTATCACTCAGGGCGGTCTCGATATTACTGTGCCAGCTATTGATAAAGCAGCTATCATCGAAACCCCACAGAATCGTATGTACACAGCAATCACAATGTATGATGGAACGACTTCCGGTCAGGAAAAAGGCGGTTATGTCAAGGGTGCAAAAGGGCTGGATATCAACTTTATGATTTTGCCAAGAACTTCACCTATTGCTATCAGCAAACAGGATATTATGAGAATCTTCGATCCTAAGACTAACCAGAAAGCAAATGCATGGGCAATGGACTACCGCCGTTTCCATGATTTATGGGTCAAAGATAATATGCTGCCATTGATTTATCTGAATATCAAAGACGCTAAGCCAACAGCACAGGGGTGATCGATCATGATTCGCGTTATTAAAGGTAATGTTGAAAGAATTATTGATGATAGTAAGCTTGATATTTATAAAGGCAAAGGGTACAGAATAATCGAAGTGTTAAAAGACGAATGCGGCGCCAAAGAAGATTTTACAAAAGGAAATACCAATCTTTCGAAAATGAATGTTCCACAGTTGAAAGAATTAGCTAAGGAAAAGAACATCGAGGGATATTCATCTTTAAATAAAGAAGAATTACTCGCTGTGTTAAAGCAGGCAGAACAAGAGTGAATTTAATTCTGAATCTGAAACTTATGTCAGGGGAGAGTGACGAAAAGTTGCTTTCCCTTTACTTAAACTTAGCTGAAGGAAAAATTCTGGAATACACGCACCGCACTGTTATGCTAGAAAAATTTGAAATGAAGCAGCTGGAACTTGCAAACATTATGCTTCAGCGAAGAGATATGGAAGGAGAATCTTCACATAGTGAAGGTGGTATTTCTTCCTCATTCATCGATTATGACCAGATTCTTGCGCCACTTTCTAAATATCGACTTGCGAAGGTAGGTGGTGTCATTCATGAGAAAAAACAAGATGAAACCGTATCAGACATATCTTAAAAGTAATGGAAAAGATGCCGAAGGTATTCCGAATATGATTTTTGATACAAAAGATAAGGAAATCAAAGCTGAAATATGGCCAGCAAGCGGTAAAGTTCAGGCTGAGATGTATGGGATGAAACTAGCTTACATCATGAATATGATAACAGATAAAAAGAACGAGATTACTGAAGATACAGGAATCGATGTTCTTGGGTCTGGAAAAGCAGATCATAAAGTCATTTCTAAAAAAGTTTATACAAAACATATTGTATATGAACTGGAGAGGATCATGCCATGAGTGAAGATATTATCAATGCAAGAAGACTGATGATGAAGTGTGCGAATATTGCGGATAATATTTCTGAACAATACATTGTGAGAGCTGTGATGTCAGGAATACTTCCTGTTCAATCTGCAGCAAAGCTACTAGCGCCTGTAAATGATGGTGAATTAAGAGGCAGCATTCGCAAAAAAGTTGAAAAAACAGCTTATGGTGCAAGAGGCGAAGTGTATACCAACAAAGCTTATGCTGCTTATGTTGAGTTAGGAACTGGACCAACTGGAGCCGAAAATCATGCAGGCATAAGTCCATTCATTTCACCTGTTTATACTTTATCACCTTGGTGGATTCATGAGAGTCAAATGGAACCAGAAACAGCAGAGAAGTATCATTGGTTTTATATTGATACCCCTGATGGACGCTTTTATCAGTGTACTGGTCAAGCTGCACAACCATTTATGTATCCAGCGTTAAAAAATAACGAAGATGAAGCAGTCAGGCGTATTAGCGTTTACTTAGCTAGAAAAATCAAGGAGGAAACTAACAAATGATCAACATTAAAGATCAGGTTTACAGAGAATTATCTGCAGTATTGGATAATGTATCCGATATCTATCCGTCAAACTGGGTGAGTTTACCTGCTGTCCAGTATACAGAAGAAGAAAACAATGTATATGAATATGCAGATGATCAGGAAGCATCAAGTTTTGTCCGGTATCGTATTGATATTTGGGATAATAAAAGTACCTCAGCTACTGCCGTAAAGGTGGACGAAGTATTATCAAGATTCGGTTTTAAGCGCACCTCATGTATGGATGTCGCTGATCCATCCGGGATGCGCCACAAGATGATGAGATACGAAGCTATTTATGATGTTAATCAGAAATTTATTTATCACAGAAATTAAAGGAGTGAAATTTTATGTTAGCAAATGGAGCAACATTAGAATATAAAGAAAAAGGATCAGCAAGTGCTACTTTTACAAAATTGTTAGGTTTAAAGGAAATCCCAGAAATGGGGACTGACCCGGAAAAGGTTGAAAATACAACACTTGAAGATAAAGTTAAACAGTATGAAATGGGAATCGGTGACCCTGGCGATATTGTTTACAAATTCAAATATGAGAACACCAGCGCAACAAGTCCTTATCGTTTAATGAGGGCTGCACAAGACGCCGGTAAAATACTGTCTTTTAAAGAAACATTAAAAGATGGTACAACCACAGCATTCGATGGCCAAGTATCTGTTAAACGTACCGGCGGTGGAGTCAACGGTGTTATCGAATTTGATTTGACCATTGCTTTACAGAGTGATATGACAATCACTGATCCAACAGAATAGGAGGTTATTTTAAATGCCAGAAAATAAAAGAATCCCTTATGCCGTATGGAAAGTTGGGGATGAAGAATATAAGCTGAAATTAACAACGGCTGCTATTACCAAATTAGAGCAGGAGTTCAAAACCAATTTATTAAATATTTTGATGAATCAAAGCATGCCTTCTTTGTTTGTTATGCTAAAGATAGCGCATTCTGCAATGCAGAAATTCAACCACGGCATTAAAGAAAAAGAAGTACAGGAGTTATTCGATCAATATCTTGAAGATGGTGGCTCACAGACAGAGTTTCTGACAGATGTTATTTTGCCTACATTTCAAGCATCGGGTTTTTTCTCGGTAGGGATGGAGGAACAAATGAAAGATCAGCTTCTGGAAGCAAAAGAACAAATGATTTAGAAATGTTATCCGATTTGATAGATGGACTATATCCAACGGCATTGGACTGCGGTATTAGTCCATTTTCTTTTTGGGATATGTCCATTGATGAAATCACTGATCTGATAGAAAGCCATAACAGACGTGCTCAGCAAAAAGCAAAGCAGGAACTAATGTTCAATCAGATTTTAAGTGCTCAGATTCGTCAAGAGATTCTCCCGCTTTTGGTTGAAAAAGTTCCAGAAGACTATAAAGTCCTTCAGCTTTGGGATTTATTTCCTGAACTGTTTAAGGAAGAAAAACGGTTGTATGAGGAAGCAAAACAGGAAAAAGAATTTATAAGTTTCAAAGAAAAAAGAAGGGCATATGCCGCAAGAATTAATCAGAGAGCAAAGAAGGTGAAATCAGATGACTCTTGAAGAATTGAAGGTTGTAATTGATGCACAGACTAAACCATTTAGAGATGAATTAGTAAAGATGCAGAGCCAAGTACAGAAATCTACAGAAACAGTGACAAAGCATGTCAGCAAAATAAAAAGTGCAATGTCAGGCATGGCTAAATTTATAGCTGGTTTAGCTATTGGCCGTAAACTGATTAGTGTGGGAAAATCAGCCATCGCTTTTGCCTCTGACGTAGAAGAGGTGCAAAATGTTGTAGATACTGCTTTTGGTAATATGAGCTGGAAAGCAGAACAATTTGCTAAAACAGCAATTACTCAATTTGGCATGAGTGAGTTAAGTGCAAAGAGAACTGCAAGTACCTATATGGCAATGGCTAGCGGTATGGGGTTAGGTGCAGACAAAGCATCGGATATGGCAATCACGCTGGCTGGACTGACAGGAGACGTCGCTTCTTTCTATAACATTTCACAGGAACTGGCTGATACGAAACTTAAATCTGTGTTTACCGGTGAAACAGAGACTCTAAAAGACCTGGGCATCGTTATGACGCAAACTAATCTGCAGGCTTATGCTCTTTCGCAAGGCATCAGCAAGAATGTTAGTGATATGAGTCAAGCTGAGCTCACAACACTAAGATATAATTATGTGCTAAGCAAATTATCAATGGCTCAAGGTGACTTTGCTAAAACCAGTGGTTCATGGGCTAACCAGCTGAGAATTTTACAAGAACAATGGAGTCAATTGTTAGGCATTATAGGTAATGGGCTAATCTCTGTATTGACACCTGTTATTAGAGTAATCAATACGATTATCAGTAAGCTGATTACTTTAGCAAACATTATCGCTGCAGTATTCGGAAAACTATTTGGAAAGAAAACATCGAGTCAGAATGCATTTAGTGGTGTGGCTGATGCTGTGGAAAATAGTACAGATGCCATTGGCGGTTATTCAGACGCAATGGATGGTGCTGGATCACAGGCTAAAAAAACCGCAAAAGAAATGGAAGGCGCGTTGGCAGGCTTTGACGAATTAAACGTTCTTAAAACAGGTTCTGATTCCGGATCGGGCGGAAGTGGATCAGGTGCAGGAGGAATCGGCGGCGCTGGTTACAATATTGATCCTATTGATTGGGACAGCATGTTTCAGGAACCGGATACAAGCGGCATTGATGCTGCGGTTGATAAAGTAGTTAAGAAATTAAATGCTTTTAAAGACTTCTTTGCGAAACACAAGGCTGTGATTTTAGCGGTTATTGCTGGTATTATTGCCGCATTTGGTACGCTTAAAGGAATAACAGCATTTTCATTTTTAAGTGAGAAAATTAGTTCACTTATGGGTTTAATTAATGGTTGGCAGCTTGGAATATGGCAAACAATTCAAGTTCTAACAGGTTTAAGTGGTCCTATTCTTCTTGCAGTAGCAGCCATTGGTTTGATCACAGGCGCTTTGGTGTATCTCTATCAAACAAGTGAAAGCTTCAGAACTCTCGTTAACGAAGCGTTAAATAACATATTTTCTATTTTATCTTCATTGTGGAATACAGTGCTTCAACCTATGTTTTCCCTTCTGTCTGACATGTTTTTAACAATTATTGTTCCTTTAGCAGAATTCTTGGCCACAATCGTTGTTCAGAATGTAGAGATGGTATTTACTATTCTTCTAAGCCTTTGGAATGAAGTGCTTGCACCAATCGCACAATTCCTTGTTGATGTTTTGTCAATTGCGTTACAAGGCGTTATTGATGTATGGGAAAGTTGGAAACCGTTAATTGATGGATTATTCGAAAAACTGAATTGGATCTGGAATGAGATTTTTGTACCGATTGCTGATTACATTTCAGGAGTGTTCACTCATACTTTTGAAGAATGGGGAAAGGTTATTGAGAAACTTATCCCATCGATTGAATTAATCTTTCAAGGCCTGATTGATTTCTTTTCTGGCGTCTTCAGCGGAGATATCAGTAAAATATGGGAAGGCATAACAGAAATTTTCCAAGGGTTCGATGATTTCCTTACAGGTGTATTTGAAATCGACTGGACTAATTCTTTTGGAAATTTTGGAAAAGTTTTGAATTACTTTTTTGCTACGATAGATACAATCTGGACCGGAATTAAAGATATTTTTGATGGTGTTATTACTTTTATCACTGGTGTTTTTAGCGGAGACTGGGAAGCGGCTTGGCAAGGCGTACAAGATATTTTCTCTGGCATATTTGATATGTTATCAGGTCTCATTAAGCAACCTATCAATGCGGTTATTGATATTGTGAATGGAGCGATTGATAGAATCAATGGAGTTGGCTTCGATGTGCCTGATTGGGTTCCTTTTATTGGTGGCGAATCATTCCGAATTGATGTTCCGCATATTCCCCAACTTGCAGAAGGTGGTATTGCTAATAAAGCAACATTAAGTGTCCTTGGCGAGGCAGGCGCAGAAGCTGTAATTCCGTTAAAGAGAAATACGCAAGGTATTGAGATGATTGCCAATAAGCTTTTAGAAAATATGCCGGTAAATCCTGGCGGAGGCACTTACTTAATTCAACTTGTTTTAGAAGATGGAACAATCTTAGCGAAGAAAATCATTAAGAATATTAAAGATTATGAAATCATTACTGGAAAACCAGCATTTTAGAAAGGAGACGGCATAATGGCAGAATATACAGATATTTATATTGAAGGAGTCAAATTGCCAACTCCATCTACTTATAAAGCAGGTTTTGAAGATTTGGATGCCGAAGGTATTCGACCTATAACAACAGGAATTTTAAAAAGAAATAGAATTCGGGCCAGAGTGGCCAAATATGAACTTACCTGGCTATTAAAGGACTTTCCGGATACAAAGAAGATTTTTGAAATGCTTGAGCCGGAAACTTTTACGGCTAAAGTATATGATTATAAAAGTAATTCTTATGTTAATAAAACAATGTATTGCAGCAAATGCGAATATGAATACGTTCGCACGCTAAACGGTATCAAAGCAAAAGCTTTAGCAGCTAATATAGTAGAGGTGTAGAAAATGAAAATTACAGTAAATGATGTTGATGTATCAAACAGACTTCTAGATTATAAAATAGCTGCAGAGATGAATAGCGATTCCTTGATTTTAGGAAACGCGGTTGCAAAGCAAATAACAATGAAGCTGGATAATCAGGATAACGGATTGAATAATCTGCTTGATTATCCTTTTATTATTCAAAATGACGGTATTAATAAAACGGGCACTTTTTATGTATATGAAAAACCGGAAAAGTATACAGGAGAGCTATCTTTGACTCTTTATGACAATATGTATTTGTTCAGTCAAAGATATGATACACAATTAGAGTATCCAACAACAATTGAAGCGCAAATTGATGAAATGTCTTTAATAACAGGCGTTAGTATCAATAAAACTAATTTGCGCGCAGAAACGTTGCAGAAAACCGTTGATTGGTACGACAATACAGTATCAATGAGGAATTACGTAGGATGGATAGCTGAACTTGATGGATGTAATGCTTTTGCTGATCCAAATGGCAGTATTGTATTTAGAAATTTAGCCACTTCGGCATATTCCACTGTTGATATCGAAACATATGAAAAGGGCGATTTGGTTCAATTTACAAGAGTTTGTTTCGATGATGGGCTTTTAAAGATTGAATCAGGCACAGATGCAGGCAACACCTTATATTTGAGTTCTAATAATGGCTATGTTGATTCTAATACTTCACTGGAATCTATTAGAGAAAAATATACGAACCTGCAATTTTACACTGTTAAAAATGTGAAAATGGCCAATATAGATGGGTGGTGTTTAACAGATTTAATTAATTACAACGATGAATTTGTTTTTATGCCGCTGTCTATTTCTGAAACTTACTCAGGTGGGCAGTATTCTATTGCTTCGGTTTCTGGTGAAATAAATACAACAAATAATGAGATGGTTGTCAATAAAGTAGATATGTCTGTTAAGATTAAAAGAATTCAGACAATCGTCGATAAGAACAATCAAAATTTAAAAATTTTAGCCCAAGACTTAGAAGATGGATTAGGAAAAGTTTCTGAATTTGAGTTAACCCTAGACGGCATAGCTCAATCAGTTTCCAAAACAGAAGAAAAAGTTGAGGAAGTTCAGCTCAAACCCACCATCAAAATCAATCCAAAATACGGCACTCAGCAAGTCTATGCACCATCGTCAAATACCTATATTCCTGACTGGTCTAATCAGCCACAAGTCTTAACACCAGAAATCTATGTCCAGGATATCCTGCAACCATTAGACGCCAGCAAGATTGCCTGGACAAGGAAAAATGGCACCCTGGGAACAAATGAAACTGTCTCCAACGGAATACTCACAGTCAATGCAAACGTCTTGTCTAGCTCAAAAACAGTGACCTATCAGGTCGTTTACAATTACGCAGAAGGAAAATCTGTTTCGACGGAGTTGTCTTTTTCTTTGGTTCAGGATGGGCCGAAAGGTGAAAAGGGAACCGATGGCACCAACGGAAAAGATGGCACCAATGGTACAAATGGCGAAAATGCAATCACATGCTCAATTAATGCTTCTGGTACTTCTTTTGTGAGTGCAGATGGCACCACATATTCACCTGAAAGAATTACTTTAACACCTCAATTTCAGAACTGTGATTTTAATCTATGGCAATATTCCACAGATGGTATTACCTGGAACAACATTGTCTCTGGGCAATACGGATTTACCATCAACGCTAAAAAAACGCTGATGGTTTCCAATGCCACGCCTTTATTATCAGACACACAGAAGTGTTTGAATATCAAGCTTTTAAGCAGCCAATTGAATGTTGTCTCAACTATCACGATCATAAAGACAAAAGATGGTCAGGACGGGAAGGACGGAACTAACGGAAAAGATGGTACCAGCATATCTATTACAAACAGGTCTGTT